CTTGTAGGTGTTGGGGCTGCCGGTCTTGAGTTCCTTGGCGACGAACAGGGTCTTGAGTTTGGCGAGGAATGTGGCGAGGTTGTTCAGGTTGATGAATTTCGTGGCCATGATGGTTTCCTTTCGTTACTTGCTGCTGGGGTTGAACAGGTTGTTGATGTCGTCGTCGGTGGCGGTCTCGATGTTTCCGGCCGCCGCTTCGAGCTCCTTGAGCTTCTCGGGCAGTCGCTTGCCGTCCACGTCCACATCTTTGGCTTTGACCATGGGGAACGTGCCGTTGTTCTTCGGCGCGAGCGTGTCGATCAGTTCGATTGCCATCAGGGTTCTCCTTTACTTCACTTCGACGGTGGTGTTGCCGAGACCCGCGTTCGTGGATTTCCAGACCGCGTAGCTGATGGTCGCGCCGCTCGCGTTCTTGTGGTCGAACGTCTTCAACAACGCGAAGCCGCCTTCGAAGCCTCCGACGAAGAATCGGGGCGTGCCCCATGACGCGGGGAACGCGTAGTAGATGTGCTGCCCGGCCGCCGCGTTCAGGGTGAACGTTTTGCTGTACTGTGTGGCGAGTTCGCCGGTCGCCTGGTTGATGATCTGGTCGGTCACTCCCACCGCGTCGAGGCTGGTGGCGACCCACCAGTGGCGCTTGTCGCGGAAAGCGACGTCGGCGGTGCGGGTGGCGACGGCGTTTCGCGCGTCGGTGGCCTTGAGCGTGTACGTCTTGCTCGCTTTGAGGTTCACGCCGGAGAGTGTCGTGCCCTTGGATGCCGTGTCCTGCGCCTTGTCGTCCAGGGTGAGCGATTTCGGCGTCTTGGACAGGCTCCATGCGACGGTCACGTCCGCGACCGTCGAACCGCGTTCCGCCTGCGATGGGGAAACGGTGAACGAGTTGACGCCCATCGCCTTGTACAGGCTGATGGTGCCGTCCTCGGTGATGTCGAAATCACCGCCGGGCTTGACGATGCCCGCCTTGTCGGCTGTGGCGATCGAGCCGCCTTCGCCCTTGAGGGCGAACTTGGCGTCGTTGGCCGCGTCCTGCTTTGCTTTGAACCGGGTGAGCCGGTCCAGGTCGATGACCTTGCTGGTGTTAGCCATCGTGTTCCTCCTTATCTGTGGTTGGTGTTGGGAACAGGTTGTCGATGTCCGCGTCGGTGGCGTAGACGATGCTCACGTCGCCGATGATCGCGTCCTCGAGGATGATTACCGGCCCCTCGTCGCACGAGCAGCCGTCCAGTGTGCGGATCATGAGAGCTCCTTTCTGCTGATGGCGCTGGCGACCACCCATTCGCCGTATACGAGGCGCGTCACTTCCCCCTGCGGGCTTTCCAGCAGCAGGTCCCACGCACCCGCACATGGCATAAGCGTCGAGGAGCGTTCGTCTGTGACGCTCACGTCCACATGACCGTGCGAGTCCAGCGTCACGCAGTCGCTCAGATCCGCCAGCACCTTGCCATCCCTGCGCAATTGCAGCCGGGGATTCCAGCCGGTCAGATCCACCGGCACCGCGGCGCGAGAGCCGTCCGCTCGCAGGATGTTGCGCACCCATAGCAGTCGTATCCGGTTGGTCACGCCGGCCACGAGCAGCAGCCTCGCCTCCAGCAGGCCGAGCCTGCCTAATGTCGCCGTCATCTCATTTCGTCCTTTCCCACACATATGCGCCCAGCGAAGGGCGCTGCTCCCAGATGCCGCCGAAGTCACTAGCCGGATTGGCTCCGGTGGTGTTCATCACCACATAGCCAATCGGCATCACGGGTCCACCTCCGGCCGAGGTGGCGTGCGCGGTGATGACGCCATCATCGTTGACGGTGATGGTGCTGCCGTCCGGTTTGACGCCGCCGATTGTGCCGTTGGTGGCGGCTGGAAGCGTGTAGTTCTCCAATCCGTCGAGTTTCTTTTTGTCCGCAGCGCTCATGAGTCCTGATCCGTTGACTGTGGCCTCCGCTGCCGTGAGGTGCACGGCCTGACCATTTCTGCTCGCGGATAAGGGAAGGGCCGCGGTTATAGCCGCCACGTTCGCCGCCGCTATGGCGTTGGCTTCGGTGGCTGTCTGCTGCGCCTTGCCGATCTCGGACGAGAAACCGGATGCGAGCGTGTACGCGTCGGTGGCGGTCTTCTCCACCCCGTCGACGCGGCTCGGAGTCACCACGGCCGAGAACGTGTTGTTCTTCATCGTGATGGTCGTGCCATCCGCGTAATACGTAGCACCGGAACCACCGGATTCCGCCGTGCCGCTGAGGCTTGTGGTGACGCCGTCCGCGGTGCCGCATTCGTAGTCGACGCTCATGATGCCGTTGTTGACCTTGACGATTTTCTTGGAGATCGGCACGGTAATCGTGATGCCGAGCCGGTTGTCTCGGCCGGTGACGGTATCTCCCACATCCATCGAGAGGCTACGGTCGTTGAGAGTGACGCTCACGCCGCCCTGTGTCTGGAGCTCTTCGAGTTTCTCTTTGGTTTTCTCGTTGAGTTCGTCGGCTTGGGCATTGCTGTAGTCGTAGATGGCTGTGTATTCCGCGAGCCCTGTGAGCGTCTTGGATTGGCTGACCTTGCCGTTGGAGTCCGCGTACCAGTGGACGACCACGCGTTCATGCAGATCCCCTTGCCCCAAGCCGATGAGGTGGTTCACCGGCTGCGAGTCGAGCGACGCCTGGAAGACGAGCAGGTCGCTGTCGATGGTGTCGCCGTAATGATCGACTGGTTTGGCGATGGCGTGCACGTGGCCGTCAAGCCATGTGAGTCGGAGTTTCGCGTTGTTTGCCGTGAGCATCTTGGTGACGCCCGTATACGCATCCGTGTATCGGTCGAACTGCCAGCCGCCGATGGTCACGGTGCTTGCATCGGCGGTGAACAAGCTATCGAGGCCGATGCGTTTGAACAACGTGTTGAGGATTGTCGCGGCGTTGCCGCTCACGGTGAGGTAGTCCTTACCCGCATCGGGCTGGAGGATTCGACGTGAGAGCATGCCATGCCAGGTGGGGCCTTCCACGCTGCCGTCCGTGTTACGGACGGTGACCATGCCGCCATACTCGGTGCCGTCCATCATGATGAGAGAGCCGGCCGCCGGTTGTGGCAGACAGGTGAGTTTGAAGTCGTTCTCATCGCTGCCGTAGGCCAGGTCGAGCTCGTAGTCGTCGAGGGATGCGATGGGCTTGCGAGCGCTGTCGGTGATTATGAGGTCAGCCATGCTGGGGCGCTCCTTTCCATGATGATGGTCAGGTCCCAGCCGAATCCGTTCCATTGGACGTTGGTTTCACCGGCTGGTATCGGTTGGAAGATGTAGCGTCCGCCGTCTAGGCCGGTGCCTCGTGTGGCTTTGTCGAAGACGTTGGTAGTGCCGCCGTTGATGTCGGTCATCGTGATGGTTTTGTGGCCGGTTTGGCTGTCGATGGTGACGTATGCGCCGATTGGGATGGTCATGGTCAGTTCGTATCGGTTGCCGCCGATGGTGATTGACGGGTTCGTGCAGGGGCCGAAGATGACCATTTTGAACGGCATTGGGGCGCCGGTGGTGTTGATGGCGTTGGCGCCGCGCGTTGGCGCCTTGTAGTCGTAGGGGTAGTCGTAGGGGTAGTCAAGGTAGAGGCCGGATTGCAGTTCGTCGGGGAGGAAGTGCTGCGTGTCGGCTGGTTTGCGCCATACGCCGTCGAGGAGCGCTACGGTGAGCGCGTATTTCGCTGGGTTTGGAAGGTCTTGTGATGGTTCGATGCCGGTGATGAGTGCGGCCTGGGCCCAGCCGTCCACGGTGATGGTTCCGGCTTTGTTCCGGTTTCCCGTGGAGGCTAGGGCCCGTATGTCGGCGTCGAACAGGTTGCTTGCCGTGTCCAGCATCGTCAGATCCGCGCACTTCGCCTCCAGTTGCACGGTGGAGGCGTTGAGTGCTGCGGAGTCGATGCCGTGCGCGGCGAGTTCCACATCCCATGCGTGGGTGCGCAGGGATTCGATGCGGTTGACCATGATGCCGTCGGGTGCGATGAGGTCGACCACGCGGTGCTGGGTGGTGCCGCAGGTGTAGGTCATGGTTCTCATCGGTTCCCTCCTTGGACTATGCCGAGCTTGCGCTTGCTTTCGCGGATGGTCATGGCCGGCGCGTATTTCGCGATGGTCGGGCCGAGGTCGGCGTGCAGTGACTGCAGGTCGGAGCGCAGGCCGCGTATCTCGGTGATGAGATCCGCGAGGCTGGCGCCGGATCCGGTGGCGAGCGCCGTTGTTCCGATGGCTGCGGCTGTCGTGTCGATCTGGCTGTTCGTGGTCATGGCGCCGCTGATGCCGGCCATCACGCCGCGGATGGATTTGGCTGCTTCTGGGCTTGCCTTGTCCATGCCTTCGACGAGGCCTTCGACGATGGCGCGGCCGCGGTGCGGCGTCCATCCGCTTCCCGAGAAGGGGCCTCGCTTGGCTGGCGAGTGCGGGATGAACGAGCTGATGGTATCCATGACGCCTTTGATGGCGCTGCCGGCTTTGCTGATCATGCCGGTGATGCCGTCGATAAGGCCTTGGACGATGGCCTTGCCTGCGCTGAGAAGCAGAGTGCCTGCTCCGGCGAACACGCCTTTGATGGCGCTGATGACGCCTTGCAGTGCGCTGCCGATGCCGCTTGCCGCGTTGGAGAGGATGCTCTTGAACGCGTTCCATGCGCCTTGCCAGTCGCCGTTGATCAGTGAGGTGACCATGCTGATGACGCCGGAGACTACGCCGACGACGGCCTGGATGACGCCGCTGATTCCACTGATCACGCCTGACACGTATGGGAGCATCGCCTGCACCGCCGGCAGCAGCGAGCCAGTGATGAATCCGATGATCGCGGATACCACGGTTCCCACCACCGAGACGATGCCCTGTATCACCGGCATGAGTTGCTGGAGCAGCGCGACTATGCCTGCCACGGCCTGTTGGATTACCGGGATCAGCTGCTGGATTACCGGGCCGATGGCGGCTGCCATCTGGCCGATGAAGTCCACGATCTGCTGGATGACGGGCATGAGGACGGCGAGCACCTGTCCGGATATCTGCGTGATCATGCTGATGATCTGCGCGGCCAATGGCAGCAATGCCGCTATGGCGTCCGTCAATGGCGGCAGCAGGCTCGTCACGATCTGGCTGATTGCCGGCATGAGGCCGGTGAGTCCGTTGATGAGCGGCTCGATGATCGTGGGGATCAGCGGCAGCATCGTCTGGATGATGGAGCCAACAACCGGTATCAACTGGCCGATGGCATCGGTGATGACCGGCATGATCTGCTTGAGCATGCCCTGGATGCTTTTCACCAACGCGTCGAACGCAGGCTGTATGCTCGCGATCTCGGCCTTGAACCGGGTGAACAGGGCGGAGGCCTGTTCTCCGAACGCGTCACGCAGTTTCGGCGTGGTGGCGATGAGCGCGCCGATGGCGGCCACGGCGATGCCGATGGGTCCGCCCAATGCGGCCAGCGGTCCGCTCAATCCTCCCAGGACCCCGCCAAGCAGCGGAATCTTGGACAGCAGCGGCGCTATGCCTCCGGCCCCGAGCGCCACGAATGAGGCTATCAGCGGGGCGATGGCGTTCCGCACGGGTTTGAACATGTCACCCAATCCGTTGAACACGCTGCCGATGGCGTTGATCGCGTTCTGGAACGGTTTGGGCAGGAGCGTCACCAGATCGGAGAACAATGCGGGTATCGCCTTCACGACGCCCTTGGCGATCTGGCCCACTCGGGGCAGGATGTTCTTCAGCGCGGCGGCGATGCTTTCGGCGAGCTGCTGGCTCAACGCACCCATGTCCGCGTTGCTGTTGCCGAGGCCGGCGAGCCAGTTCTGCCATGCGGCCTTCATCGAGTCCACGGATCCCTCGATGGTGGTCGCTGCCTCCCTGGCGGTGGTGCCGCTGATGCCCATCTCCTTCTGGACTCGGCTGATGGCCTCGACCACGTCGGAGAATGAATCGATGCTCAGGTCGTTGCCGTCCTTGAGCACGCCGGGCAGCTTGTTCGCATCCGAGATGAGGCGTTCCATCTCGCTCTTGGTGCCGCCATACCTGATGTTCGGCAGTGTGCGCTAGGCACTGCCCGCCCCGGAGGGCTGCTGCACGTCTCCGTGCAGAGCAGACTATCTCTTGGCGGGATTCACCCGTCCCTCGCACTTCCGTCCGCTTGGGCGTACTCTACTCGCTTCCGCCATGATGACGTGCTTTCGATAGTCGTTACACGTTCCGACTGGGAATTGTCGGCTTCGCACGGTATTGCCCTCGGCTTACCGTAGGGGTTCCACCGTTTTCACGAGGTTTATACTGAGCAATTTAAGCGGCTAATGCTAGTCTACCCAGTTTCAGATTGTCCAACATGGCGTAATTGCCGCGAGCGAGGCTCTGATACGTCTGTTGGACGGTCTGGATGTCGGTGCCCATCTTGTTGGCGTTGTCCGACATGTCAGTGAGCGCCATGTTGCCCATTTTGGCGGCCTTGGCGGTGTCTCCGCCGAGGGAGCTGATGAGCGACGCCGAGAAGCTCGTGACCTGGTTCATGTACTCGTTCGCGCTGACGCCGGCCGTCTTGTACGCTTCGGCAGCGTACTTCTGCACGGTGCCGGAAGCGTCCTTGAACAGGGTGTCGACGCCGCCGACCGCCTGCTCCCACGTGGCGTACGCGCCCAACGCCTGCTTGCCGGTGGCCACCAGCGTGCCGCCGATGGCTGCCACACCTGCTCCGATGGCGGCGACCGCTCCCGTGGCGAGGCCCTTGATATGGGCGACCGCGTTTTGGGCGAGGTTTTTGAACGAGTTGCCTGCGCTGGAGGCGAGGTTGCCGAGCGTGCTGCCGATTGCCCCGGCGGCGGTCTGTGCTCCGGCTGGG